ATGCCACCTGCTCGACGCCACGGCTGAGCCGCAGGCGCTGCCAGCCCGCGTAGCGCTGGCCTTCGACCGTCAGCACCAGGTCACTCACCGAGCACCTCCAGCGCCTGGCCGCCGGTGACGAAGGCGGGATAGCGCAGATCGTTGCGAGCGACGATCTCCTGCTCGCGACCGGCGTCGCCATACAGGCGATTGGCCAGCACCAGCGCCGGCAGCGTGGTGCTCGGCGTGAACGTGATCAGGTTCGGCAGGCCCGCCACCCGGGTGTTGATGTCACGCACTATTGCGGTGCGCAGATCCAACAGCTGCACGTAGAGATCGTCGTCGGCAATCAACGATTGATCGTCGATCGCATCCGTCAGCGCATCGCGGATGACTACGGCCTGGTCGGCCGTGCCATAGCCGATGGTCGCCGACGTGCTTGGGTCGCTGGTCAGCTGCGTAGCCGTTGCCGACGTGCTCGTGGTGCTGGCCACCGATGCCACCTTGGCAGGTTGGGTCTGCGCCGGCACCTTGGAAGCCGCAGCGGCCGCCTGCGCGATCGCAGCCCCGCGCACCAGCCCCTGCAGGGCCGTGAGGTTGGTTGCCTGCTGCTTGCGTGCCGGCGTGGTGCCTGCAACGGGCGCCTGGTCGGAGCCGAAGTCGAACAGGTTGCGGTAAAGCCCCAGCGCATTGATCGGCTGCTGGGCGATGGTGCCCAGGCCAAGCACCAGGTCAAGAACGTTCGCCCCCAGGTTGAAGGGCGTGCGAATCAGGCTAGACAGCCCATCGGAGAACGCCTGCAGCTGAGCGTTGAAGGCCGTGACCGAGTCAGGCAGGCCCGGGATGCTGTCGCGCAGCGCTTTCAACTGGTCCGTCAGTTGGGTCAGGTAGCCGCTGCCGGCGTCGCTTACCCATTGCGGCGTTCCTTCGACGTTCCACTGGCTGGCGAAGCTGTTGGCCAACACCGTGCTGGTTGCGTCGGCTTGGTCCTGCACCTGGGCTGCGGTGTCGGCAGTTGCCTCCGGCTCCAGCTTCTCGCCGGCCTCGGCGAAGGGGATGCGGAAACGGGCCAGGCCACCCTCGCGGGTGCTTTCGTACACGCTGGCGGGCTGTGCCACCACCACGCGACGGGTGCCGAGATAGGGATGCACCAAGGTGCCGGCGCCAGGCGCTTCGAGCGCCTGGATCAGATTATCGCGCGCGGCCATGTAGTCCGGCCCAAGCACCAGGCACTCGATCGAGAACTGGCGCCCGCGGCGGCCGAGATCCTCCCCATAGGGCGTATCGCGCAGCGGGTATTCGTGCAACGCGATACGCCGACCGAATTCAGCCTCGGAGCCGTCGATCAGGAAAGGCACGCCGCGGAACGAACCGGGCTGCAATTCGTCACGCCAGGACATTTGCTAAGCTCCTGGCGGTGCAAATGGGGGACAGTCGATGAAAGGGACCATCCAAAATCTGGCTCTGGCCTGCTTTTTCGGAGTTATTGCGCTCGGCATTTACGGACTTCGCGCACAGCCGAGTGGCGAGGGTATTCGCCACATGACTGGGGAAATGGTTGGCTGCCAGAACCGCGCCACGATCGAGCGCATGGGAGAGTTGTTCTCCCAAAAGGATTCTGACGCAGCGCTGCAACTTGCGTTCGGCGGTATAGCCAACGGTGACTGCATCAAGCTCTTCACCGGCGACGCGATTGTGATCGAACAGGAACCGGCTGGCGGCATTTCCAAAATGCACCTGCAGGGTAAGCCCACTGCCTACTGGACCTTTTCCAAGCTGGTTGGTCCGTAGCATCACGGCAGCATCATCATCATGCCGACGTCCAGCGGCACGCGCGGGTTGGCGCTCTTGACGTCCTTGACCTTGGCGCGACCGTCCTGGTCGATCTGGATCTTGATCGTGCCGCCCACTTCGGTCTGTTCGTTCTGACCCTTCCGACCGTGGAAAACGTCGCCCCAGTGCTGAAACCAGCTGCGGCCGTCGTCCTTGAAATCGTGCTGCAGCTTTCTGCCGAACTCGTCCGGATCGACATCCGGGTGCGGCACCCACATCAGAGAACTTAGACTGCCGAGCTTGGGGAACTTCGAGAGCCAGCCCGCGAGGCCCGCGCCGCCCGCGACTGTGGTCTCGACCTTGGCCGCGGTGCCTGCCGCAACCGCCGCGTCGGCCACGGTGCTCGCCGCGCCGAAGCTCGGCGGGAAGTTGGTGACGAACACGGGAACAACGCCAGTGGCGGCTTCCACAGCCTTGCCCTCGGCAATGCCCGCAGCCACACCAGCGCCGCGGCCTAGCAGGCCCTTGAACAAGCGCCCGCCCGGACCAGCCGCTCGCGCCAACCGATACACGCCATAGGCGCCGGCACTGGCAACCGCCGCGGCACTGCCATACGACACGGTGTCGGCAAAACCGCGATGCTTGGTCGCCAGGTTGCCGATCGCGCCACTCAGTTCATTGGTTTTCTTGATCGCGGTCGTGAGGTCGCCGAGCAGCGGATCAAACAGCGTGGCGAGCGTGCTGTCATTCGTCGAGGAGAGCTTCTGCACCTGGGCCGTGAATCCCTTCGCCCACGTGTCGTTCTGCTGCTCCAACCCCGCTTGCTGGCTGTAGGAGTCCTTGATCTCCCAGTAGCTCTTGACGCCCGGCATGCTCGGCGCGATCAGCTGCGTCACGGCCTTGCCGCCGGTCTGCCCGAACAGCAGGCCCAGCATCTTGTTCCGCTGCTCCTGCGTCATGTGTTCGGTGCGCTTCTGGATCAGGCTGATCGACTCATCCAGGCCGATGAAATTGCCCTTCTTGTCGTAGAAGTCGAAGCCGGACTTCTGCATCCATTTGCGGCCGCGATAGCTGCCGCCGGTGATGCGCGAGAGGAACTCGCCCAGGTCTGAGCCGGCCTCCTCGCCCAGCGGCGCCAGGGCCTTCAGCGCGATCGCCGTGGACTTCAGGTCCATGTTGCCGTACATGTGCGCGCGGCTGCCGACCTGGTCCAGGTTGTGGAACAGCTGGGACAGGCTGCCGGAACTGGTCACGCTGGCCTTGGCAATGATGTCCGCTGCATCGCCGTACTGGTCCGGCCGCAGTTGGAAGCTGTGGCCGATGTTGGCGATGTCCATCGCCACCGTGGCCGGGTCCTCCTTCTTGGTCTCGGCCAGGACTTCGGTCATGTAGGCGGCGCCGTGGCGCACCAGCTTGCCCTTGCTGTCGAACTTTTCCAGGATCGCCTCAAGCGGCACGCCGCCCTGGTAAAGCTCGCGCGTCACATCGGTGACCGCCGTGGCGCTGTATTTCAGGTGGCTCGCGACCTCGATCGAGTTGTCGCGCACCTTCGCCATCTGGTCGGCCAGCAGCTTGGCGTTCGGGTGGGCGCCCTGCAGGATGCCCTCCACGCTCAGCAGCGACTCCTGCAGATCGGCTGCCTGCGCCACCGCAGGCTTGAGCTTGTTGTACCCGTAGTCGGCCACCGCCAGCGATTTGAGACCGGCTGAGGTGTGCCGGATCATCGCGTCGTAGTCGCGTTGCATGGCCTTCGCCTGCGCGCCAGCGCCGCCGATCTCCGAACGGAAGCGCCGCAGCACTCCGCTGAAGAGGTCGACGGCGCTGATGCGCATGGCTAGCTTCAGGGTATCGCTCATTGCCTCAGTCGTCGGTGTCGGTCGTGTTCGTCTCGGTGTCGGTCCTGTTCGTCAGGGTGTGCACGTAGAGGTCGAACACGCTGCGCGGCAGTGCCGTGATTTCCCGGTGGCTCCAGCCCGTGCGGGTGCCAAGCATCAGCACCTGAAGGTGGCGTTCCCTCAGCTGCCGGGTTCCCCTTTTCCCTGCTTGTCGGCCTTGTCCATCTCGTCGCAGAGCAACTCGAAGTCCGCGGGATGCAGCTTGCGGATCATCGCGATGTCGATCGGGCCGGATAGCTCGCCCAGGCGCACCAGCTGGCGACCCAGCAGCGCACCCTTGTAAGACAGGCGCTTGGTGACGGGAGCCTGGTCCTCGGCGTCGAACAGATCGGCCGTGGTTGCCTCGCGGACTTCGTAGTCCTTGTGGAGGGTCTCGCCGACCTTCAGCCCATGCTTGAGCGTGCCTTTGATCGTGCTCATGCCACGCGTTCCGCTTTGGCCGCCACGAACTTCAGCTGCGCCTGGCCACCGGTGTTCTTGGCGCCAGCCTCGACCGGCGATTCGAGCCAGGCGTGGGGCAGGACCCAGCACTGGCCGCTGTCGCACTTGAAAGTGATCGTGGCATCGGTCGTGTTGTTGATCGCGTCCAGGTCGGTATCGGCACCGATGAACACGTTGACCTCCACCGAGGACTCCTGCGCCTCTTCGGCGTAGCCATACACCTCGGTGCCCTTGACGGTATTGCGCTTGACACCGCCCAGGTTGAGCTTGCTCGCGTCATCCACCAGCAGGCGCTGCCCGTCGCTGGAGACCTCGGCCTTTCCAAACATCTTTGCCATTGGTCGTTACCTCTCTCAGACGATGAACTGGATCTGCTCGGCGAAGATCCGCAGCTGGTTGACCAGGTTCGGACTCGACAGCACGTTGGCCCGGTTCGGGTTGTTGGGATCGATCTGCACGACCAGGTCGCTCTTGAACTGCTCCAGGTCCTCGATCAGCCCGGCGTCGACTAGGTCGCTGGCCAGCGCGATCAATTCGCCGCGCAGGATGGTGGGCGTCACGATCGCCTGGCCGGGCGCCGGCTTGACCGTGTCGCCGGCGAGCTTGTGCCGCGGGAACTTGCTGGTGATCCGCGCGCGGGTGACGAAGCGGATGTAGCTCAGCGTCGCGATCGTCTCGACGTCCAGGTAGCTGGTATCGGCGATGCTGAACGCGTTCTTTTGGTACATCGTCACCTGGCGCTCGATCAGCACATTGCCGCCCGCATCCACCTTGTGGGTGGCGATGCCGCTGTGCAGCTGCAGGTTGCGCTCGCTGAAGGTGAACTGGTCCGCCTGCACCGGCGGCAGGATGCCGGGGAGCGCCAGCGTCTGCAGCGGACGCGCCGGGTCGATCGCCAGCGACGCGGCCGCCACCGCCGCATTGACCGCTGCCCACAGGTAGGGCGGCTGCGGCGCGATCGACGTGCCCATGCACGTCACCGTCAGCGAGTTGCGGCCGGTGCCGAAGGTGTCGGTGGCGGCGGCGGTGCCGCGGAAGGCGGTGTAGGCGATGCCGTCGATCTGGCGAATACCGCCGAAGCGATCGACCAGCTCGGTCTCCAGCGCGGTCAGGTTGGCCGCGTCGGTGTAGGGCATGACGATCGCCTGATACCAGGCGTCACCCATCGCCGCGATCGCGTCGGACACGTCGGGGTTGCTGGTGCCGCCGCTCATGGCGGCGATGGCCACCTGCAGGCCAGCCGGCGTCAGCTCGCCGGTGTAGTAGTTGAGGCGCACATCCAGGGTGTTGCCGGCCTCGCCCTTGTGGCGAGCGGTCAGCGTGACCACGCCCGCGGCATTGGCGGCCGTCACCGGCAGCTGGGTGTTGGCGCCGATCGCCGCCACGACCGCCGTGGCCACGGCGGTCGGGTCATCGCCGGCAGCGACCGCCACCGGCACTTTGGTGCCGGCGACATACAGGTTCAGCGTGCCCGTCTGGGTCGCCGCGCCGGTGAAGGTGAGCGTGCCGGTAGCCGCGGCGCCGGCCGGAGCATCGTCCAGGGCGATCGCGACCACACGGGTATAGCTGTTGGCCTTCTTCAGGGCCGCCAGCATGGCGGCGAGCATCGAGCCGCGGCCGAAGTACTGCTCGGCCTGGGCGGCACCGAGGACCTCGGTCGGCACGCCTGCCTGCACCGTGCCGGCAGCCAGGCGCTGGCCCAGCACCAGGATGGTGTAGCTGTCTTCGGCCAGCCCGGCCTGGGCGCGCGTGTTGTTGAACTCGACGTAGGCGAGCGGGACGCGGATGTCGCTGGGGATGGTGTCGAAGTCCATTACTTGGCCTCACCGTTGGGAGTGGATGCCGCCTTGGCGGCCTTGGGCGACTTGCCCTCGGTCACGTCGCCGTCGCGCAGGCGACGCAGCCAGTAGCTGGAGCGCGGCTTGTTGGCGCCCTCTGCCGGCAGCGGGTTACCGCTGACCGGGTCACGCACGGTCACGTCGGCCTTGGGGATCAGGTAGAACTCGGGAAGAGACATCGCTCGCTCCTACTGCGGCAGGGTGTCGGTTTCGGTGATATCGATCTGGCCGTCTGCCGGCGCCACATCGATGTCCTGGTGGAAGGTGAGGAACGCGGCGAGCGTCGACTCATCCACGGCGGGGCTGCTGTCCACCTGGTCGAACGTGACGGCCCACAGCGCCACGCCGTTCTTGTCGATCGCGCCGGAATAGAGGTTCCGGGCCTCGATGTCTGTGGGCGCCGAGAGGCTGTCCAGCGCCCAGGTGTTGCCTTCCACGCAAAGCTCGATCGCCTCGGCCAACGCAAGCGCGCCGGCGTCGCGCTCGAGCTTGGGCGCATCCTTGGTGATCACGAACACCACCCAGCGGCCGCGCAGCTGCACCAGGCCACCGCCCGAACTCACCGGCTTAAAGCCGACGCAGGCCACCAGCACCTGCGGTGCCTTCACTGCAAAACGCTGGATCTCGGCAGCGCTGTCGAAGCGGCCACGATGCGCGGCGACGGTGACGCCGGGCAACGCGGCCTTCAGGCCGTCCACGATCGCCTGTCGGTGAGTGAGCAGACTCATGCCGCACGCCCTTGCAGGTGCTGGTCGAGCCAGTCGCTGGCCACCATCGCCAGATCCGTGCGGTTTTCCTCGGACAGGCCGAGGAACTCACGCGCCGGCAGCTGGGGCTTGCCGACCTCCGCACCGCCGAAGTTCTGGATGGCCGCGTAGACCAGGTTGGAGCCCACGTCCACATCCTTGCCCGTCAGCTCGACCAGGTGGGTCATGCTCTGCAGCAGGTGGTGCTCGGACACCAGCAGGCTTTGCCCCACGTGGCGGGTCGCCGCGTAGGCGTCCGACCACTTCGGCCAGGCCGCGCCCTCCGGCGAAGTCTTCTCGTCGGTAATGCGCCGCTGGATCTGCGTGACGGCCTCCGCGCCCAGGCTGTCCATCAGCTGGCGCTTGTCCATGTTGATCACCGCGTTGACGCGCCGCTGTACCTCAGCGAAGCCATCAAGCGAGAACTGAAGGCCGACACCGCTCACCAGTTGCGCACCTGGTTGCGGCCGAACTTGCGGTCCGGCCCGACGAACGTGGCTGCCTGGCCGGTGGTGGGCGGCGGCGGGGCCAGGCCCAGCTGCTGCACGCCGGTGGCGATGTTCTTCAGAGCCTTGAGCGCGTCGTTGTAGCGGTTGCGCATCTCGTCCGTGGGCAGCTCTGCCAGGTTGTAGACGGCCAGGTCCACCGCGGCCTTCACCAGCAGCGGTGGCACGGTGGCCAGCGGCAGCTGGTAGCGCTCGGCCAGGTGCGAGTTGATGACGTCGTCCGCGTCGGCCAGCGCCAGCAGCACGGCGTCCGTGTCGACCACGCCGTCGCCATCGCGGTCGGCGATGGTGAGCAGCAGGTTGCTGCCGTAGCGGCTGTCGATGTCGGCCTGGGCGGCGTAGCTCATGGCGGCGGCTTACTCGGCGGCCTTGTCGTCGGCCGGAGCAGCGATCGGCGTGACCACCGGCGTGGTAGCGGCGCCTTTGGACACCGGCACGGTGACCGTGGCCTGGGTGACCACCAGGCCGGGCTCGCTCTTCAGCGCCGCCACCTGTTCGTCGGTCAGCAGGCTCGGGTCCAGGTGGATCGCTTCGTTGGTGAAGGCCATGCCGATGCGGCGGAAGGTCTTCGCGACCGACTTCACCACCAGCGCTTCGATCTGCTTGACCTTGGCCTTCGCGCCGTTGGAGGCGGGCGAGGTGTTCGTGTTGTCGTTGGCCATGTGCGTTCCTCGTGTCTGTGATGTACCCGGCGCCCGGGCTCACCCGGGCGCCGGCCTACTCAGGCCTTGCGGCCTCTCGGAATTGCCCCGCTGGGGCGTTGCATCCGTGGTGCTATCAGCCGGCGCCGGTCGAGCCGTAGCTCATCTGCCAGAAGCTGTAGCCACCCGCGGCGCGCGCTTCGGCGCCGTACTTGTATTCGCCGCGGTTGAACACGTCGTCGGCGTCGGGGTTGATCTGCTGCACAAACACCGGCGCCTTGCGCTGCTGGTAGATGAAAGGCTTCACCGGCCGGCTGGTGCAGTGCAGGAACCACGCGGTGGCGCTGGTCAGGCGCGGGTTGACCACGACCTTGGCGGTGCCCTTGTAGGGGTTCGGGGTCTTGTCGCCCAGGTAGTCGTTGTTGCAGATGACGTTGGCCACCGCTTCGAGCGCCGGCGGCACTTCCAGCACGTCCGGCACCAGACCGAGCGCACGACCGTCGTTGTCCCTCATGGTCATGATCGCGGTGCGGGCTGCGCCGTAGCTGTTCTGCACGTCAGCCAGGGTGGCGTAGGACAGTGCGGCCGTGCCCTTGTTGCTGACGCTCACCGTGTTGCCGTTGCCGTCGTCGACCGGGTGATCGGTGTCGTAGAAGTACTGGCCGTCGTAGCACTTGTTGACGAAGGCGTTGTTCTTCAGGTCGGACACGATCTCGTCGGGCAGCGTCTTGGCGCTGTAGCCGGCGTCCTGGGCCATCGGCGCGTAGATGCCGAGGTTGTCGTCCTCGATGTCGTTGCGGCGCACCGACACGGTGGCTTCCCAGTCGTCGTTGACCACGGCGTAGGTGTTGGCCTTGAGCGCCTTGATCACCTTCTCGCCGATCCACTTGCGCATCTTGGGGAAGCGGTCGAGCCAGTCGTAGTTGTTCTGGCTGCTTCCGGACGGAACCAGCATCGCGGTCAGCGACCACTGGCTGGGCGCGGCTTCGAACGCCTTGTTGAAGGTGGTCTTGAGGTTGATGAAGACCCCGACCAGGTTCTCTTTGTTGATCAGCATCGCGTTGCGCTCCTTATTGGACCCAGACGCCGCCGGCGTCGACGCCGATCACGACGCCCGCGGCAGACTGTGTGTTGCCGCCGGCGTTCGTCTTCGAGACGGTCGCGTCGTCGACGATGTAGGCGGGCTTGCCCAGGCTGGCCTGGATGACCGGGTCCGTACCGGAGTTTTTCCAGTAGAACGCCTGACCACGACGCACGCGGATCTCCACGGCGCCATCGGCACCGGCCGTGTTGTCCACGTATTCCTCGGCGCGGCCCAGATAGGTGAGGTTGAGGGCGGTCGAGCCCGGGGCGGCATAGCCGGTGGCGTTGGCCACCACCAGCGCGCCGGCGAAGATCTTGGCGCCCGCGGCGACCGGCACGGAAATGACCGTGCCTTCCTTGACTGCGGTGTTGCGATCGGCGGTGAGCATCACGCTTTCTCCTGGCCGTACTTGGCGATGTCTTCAACGCTGTTGCCAAACATCGCGCCGATGTTCTTGGTGGCGGCGTTGAGGCCCTTGTTGTCGGTACCCTGCGGCGGCTTGCCGTCCAGGTTCGTATTGCCGGCCACTTCGGGCGCGACCTGCACGAACGCGCGGAAGCGCTCCAGGCCACCCTCGGCCGCGCACTGCGCCTTGTGGTAGTCGACGGTCGCCGGGGTGATCTTTCCGGCCTTGAGCGCCGCCTCGATTTCGGTGTCGATCTGCGCCTGCAGCTGCGTCTTCGCCTGCTCGGCGAGCTTGTTCTCGGCGGTCTGCGCGCGGTTGATCGCGGTGTCGTAATCGGCACGCGGCACGTACTTGTCCAGCGCCGGCGCGGCGGTGCGCAGCGAATTGATGGCGGTCACCGCCTGGTCGAGCGTGGCCTGCTCGGGCAAGCCGAGGGCCTTGCGGATGGCTTCATCCACGGTGGGGATCTCCTGGTCGGAGGCGCGGTTCAGCGCCAGGGGGAAGTTGGGTTCGTTGACCAGCGCCACGCTGGTCAAGCGGTGGATCTGCCGGGTGTTCGGGTTGAACTTGAACACCGGCGACAGAAAGCGGTACTCGCGGTCGGCCACCGCCTGGCGCCCGCGGGGCGTCCAGCTGATCTGGCCCCACACGGCACCATTGCGTGCCTCCAGGGCCTCGACCCAGCCTTGCGCTGGGGATTCCTTGCCGGTCGGCGCCTGCAGCTCGCTGGCGTGGTTCACGTCCACCGGCAGGGCCAGCGTGAACTGGTCGACCACCGCCTGCGCGTCCGGCATCGTCCACCAGCGACCGTCCTGGCCGACGATCCGGCCATCGGCGGCCGGCGCCGGGATCAGCTCGCGCCATTGCGGCGCGGCGTCGGCAGCCGCCTCGTCGGCCGCCAGTGCGAAGCACAGGGCGGCCCGTTCGGGCGTGGTTTCGGCCGCACAGAGAGCGGCCTGCAGGGGGGATTTGGCGGCGAGCATGGGGCCATGCTGCCGATCGCCGGACGGAGCCGGCAGGCTGAAGCGCTTCAGTCAGACGACTAGGGCTTCAAGCGGGGTGGTCAGCATGCCGCCGGGGCGGTTCGGTGGCAAGTCCGGCTGTGAAGGCGGACGTGAAAGCCCTGTGAGGGCGTTTAAACGCGTTTGAAAGCGCCGGGACCGGTGGGGGTCGCTAGATCGGGTGGCACCAGGGGGCTGCACGGGCCTCACAGGGCGATTCTGGCGAGGGGTCTCCCGGACGCGTCGTGGGGGCCAGGCACGCTACAGGGCGTCGCCCTCATCCAGGCGCAGCATGCCGGGCTGTTCCAGGCTGGCGCGATCCACTATCTGCGCGCTGCGCAGCGCATTGATGGCCGCCCCATCCGCTGCAACGTCGATGCTCACCGCCAGTCGTCCGTACTGGCCGCTCTGCAGCAGCGCCGACTCGAACACATACAACAGCGCCGGGCGCGTGGCCGCGCCGTTCCAGATCACCGCGCGCGGCTTGGCCAGGTAGCGCACCAGGTTGCGCACGTCGCCGAGCCGCGGCGTAGCGGCGGTGGTTCCCGTGCGGGCCTGGGCCACCAGGTGGGCCACCTCGCGCTGGTCGATCGTCAGGCCCGCCGTCGCCGGCGTCACGCCTACCTTCTGCTTGAGCGCCTGCACCACCTGCGGGCTCAGCGCACCGATGGTGCGGCGCCCGCCCATGCGATCCAGCCCGCCGCCGGCAATGGCGTCCACCCACTCACGATAGGCGCCCTCCAGATCGTCCTGGATCACCGGCAGCGTCTGCGCCATCGCCCGGGCGCCCGCGGCGGCCGGAGCACGGTTCACCGACTGCATGAACTCCTGCGCCACCTGGCGGCGCCTGGCCACTTGGCCAGGGTTGGTGTCCCAGCCCGGGTCGATGCCATCGGGCACGCGCTCGATCTCGCCCGTGCGCTTGTTCACCCACTGGCGGAACTCCAGCTGGGGTGTTTCCAGCTTGACCGGCAGCAGCTGCTGCACGCGCCGCCCGGTGGGCAGGCCGGTGTCCGGGTTCAGCTCGGCCGGCGCCAGCGGGTCCTGGTAGCCGCGATCACGCAGGCGGCCGTACTCCACCCGGCTTACCTGTCGCACCCAGCACTTGCAGCCCCAGCCGTTGGGCGGCATGGCGTAGCGCCAGAACTCGTCCTCGATCGGCAGCAGCGAGCCGGCCCAGGCCACGTGCTGCGGCCGGTGGCGCGCGCTCGGACCCAGCAGGTAAAGCAGGTAGGGGTGCGTGCTGGCCGTGCGCTGGATGCGCTCCCACTGGCCCGCCTGGCGGGCGGTGCGCAGGTTGGCGTTGTAGATCGTGCGCAGGCGCCGCGGCGAGCCGAGCTGCACCTGGCCCACCTTGCCCGTCAGCGGGTCGACCGCCTGCTGCACGCCCCACCAGCCGCGCTTCTGCAGCTCGGGCGTCACCTGCTTGGCCCAGTCGCGCAGGGTGGTGCCGTTCTTCAGCGCCCCAGCCAGCGAGTCGCGCATGTCGCTGAGCATGTCCAGCTGGGTCATCTTCGCGACGGTGAACGCGCCGGCGTGCTCCTCGCGCCACACATCGCGGTAGTCGAAGCCCACCTTCAGTCGCTTGGCCTGCAGGTAGTCCAGCGCCTCCTGCGGCACCGGGCCGGCGGTGAAGTCCATGCTCAGACCACCGGCTTGTCGGTGGCGTCACCCAGGGCGCGGGCCTTGAACGCCTGCGTGGCGAGCGAGCGCACCAGGTCGGCCGGATCTTCGGTGGCCATCAGCTCGGCCAGACCGGCGAGGAACTCCTCTTCGGTCTGCGATCGCTCGGCCAAGGCGCGCACCGGATCGACCAGCGGGTCCACCAGCGGCGCCCAGTCGCCGAGCGGATCGGTGACCAGCTCGTCGATCGCGTCATCGTCCAGGGGGTCACCGCTGCCCGCGCGGTTGCGGGCGCGTTTCTCAGCGGCCGGTGTTGGGGCCGGCGCCGCCGCCGGGGTGGCAGCAGGCGCCGGCGGTACCAGGATCTCCTCGTCCTTGTCCGGGTCCGGAATGCCGATCTTGTCCCGCACCACAGATTGGCCTACGCGAAGTCCGAGCGGCACCAGCTTGGCTAGGGCCTCGGTCAATGCGGTCAGATCTTCCGGCTCGACCACCTCGATGCAGATCCGCGGGTAATGCTCCTGCGGCCCGAAGTTGAGGTCGATGTACGGCCGGACCAGGTCGCGGCTGAGCGTGTTGCTGAGCTGGCGCGCGTCGGACTTCTGGATGTCGCCGCGTACGTCGTTGTGCACGCTGGCCGTGTTGGAACCCAGCCCCGTCGGCTGCGCGTCGGTGGTGGCCGTCTGGCCCAGCACCGCCTTGCTCACCTGGCGATCGAGCCAGTCGGCCAAGCCGGCGAACACCTTGTCGCCGCCGTCGCTGGTGCGCGCCAGCTGCTGGAACTCGATCTCCATCGACTTGGGCAGGATCGCCGCCGCGTCGGTGCCGATGTTGGCCACCGCGGTGATCAGCGTGTTGATATCGTCTTGCGACGTGCCTGGCGAGTACCGACCGATGCGCAGCGGCATGCCGAACACTTCGGCGAACGCCATCCAGTCGGTCAGCGTGAAGCTCTTGCACATGTAGGCCGCCGCCGCGATGCGCGCCAGGCCACCGCGGATCGAGAGGCCGGACTTCAGCCGCGGGCGGTGCACGATGAACTTAAACGCCGGCAGCGGCGTGCCCATGATGTGCCCGTCGTCGAGCAGCATCAGCTGGGTCTGCGTCTCGTAGTCGAAGCGGAAGAAGCGCGGGTCGCGCCATTCGTAGCGGGCCGGGCGCCAGGTCTTGCCGCTGCGGTCCCATACGATCTCCACCGCGCTGTAGCCCTTGCCCAGGGCGTCGAGGCAGTCGTCCGCCAGGTCGCCGAACTCCGGCGCGCGTACCAGCTCGCGCACGGCATCGGCCAGCTTGACGTCCTTCGGATCGTCCGAGGCCGACTCCACCGTCACCGGCAGGCCGGACACGGCTCGCTTACGCGTACCCAGCACGCTGGTGTAGTGCCAGTCGCGCTCCTCCATTTCCTCGGCAAGGGTGAGGTAGTCGCGTGCATCGTTCTCGCTGGCGTCGATCAGGATCTGCGCCAGGCGCGAGGGTGACAGCGAGCCGG